CAATTCCGGATTATCTGCCAGTACCGCCTTTCGTGCATTCATCTTAAATGTCCTTTTACTGCGAAAATGGACATTAGTATCGGAAACAGGAAAGGGAGGCGAAAGACGGTTTAAATGAGACGGTTACGCTTCGGCGGCCTTTTTTATTACTCAAAAACGAAAGAACGGAGGTACGTATGTACGCACTCAAGAAAATCACGGTAACAGAAGACGGTCGTCATGTTGAGGAAGTGCATGTCCTGGGGGATATGTACCGCCTGGAGTTCTATCCGCGTAACACTCATCTTGCAGCGAAGATTGAGTATTGCCGGGACGGGAATATTCCGTGCATTCCTGTAGAAAAAGAGGATGAAGCCTACATCATCACACTGAACGGTGACACGGCGCGTTGTATCTGTCGTGGCGACAGTGAAGCCCGGAATGAAATAGCAAGATGTCGCGCCCATACAGATAAATAAAAAGCAAAAACCCCGGCTGCGGGAACAGTTCGGGGTTTTCTGTTTCTGACCTTGAGTAAGCAAGGGAGAACATGGAGAAGTATAAACGAATTCTGTTTAGGTTGACTATGAAAAACGGCCTTGAATTGAAAGCGCCTGTAACTGATGACATCAGCAGAGCGGTGGCTTTTGCCATTAAGTGGGTGGCTGTCGGTATCGCTGTGTCTCCGATTCTGTATGGGATGGCAAAATTGATCATTGCTGTGAAATCGTAAGTGGGGCAGGGGTAAATATGTCAGATAGCATTATAAAACTGGCGCGAATTCTCTGTGTGGTTGTTGGCCTTTCATTTTCAGCAATGTTGGTTGCCATTTTCATTTCCACCGCCTGGCGAGTATTGAGCTTATCCGGATTGATTGGTGGATAGTGAGATGAAGCGAAAACACTGGACACACAGAATGCCGCGAACGGCGGCGAAATGGGTACTGGTAGCGATACTGGTGCCTTTTTTCCTGGTGGGATGCGTCAGCCTGGATAAGGCGCGCCAGCTTTTCGATACGGCTTCTCAGGTCTGCGAAATTGTCGACGGTGTTCGACAGTGTCTGCAGAGCTGATCGCCCGTAAGAGCAGAATATTTTGCTGAAAAATGAAGGATGTGTCAGCGTCCGGAAAGCATGAAATTCTGCTGCGTGTACCAATTTTATCTTATTCATTCTAAATCTTGCCGAATCAAGCAACTGCCCGGGCGGCAAGGGGTATTTTTATCCGGAGGGGATATGAAGAGATTACTGGTAACCGTAAAGCCCTTTAACGGAACGATTCCATTCAGGGTTTTGCAGCGTGGACGTGTTCTGGTTAAGGATATCTTCAGTGGTAAATGCACGGAATGTTATTCCCGGACATATGAAGTGGATGCCACGGATGAAGAAATTTCTGTTGAATGTGATCTGAACGCGAATATGGCGGGGATTGTAACAGCCACGTTGTTGCCGGTTTCATGAATGACATAGAATGTCTCCGGGTACCCAAAAGGAGAACACTATGTTTGTAGAAAATAACCTGAAGGCTGATCCTGATAATCAGGGATGGGTTCTGGGTTGGGCTGTAGTACGTGACAAACCGTGGCATCTGGTCGGTATTTATGCGACGGAGGATGGCGCAAAGTCTAAACGCTCTGAATTGAATGGGGAGTATGAAGTTCGTTATGGTTCCCATCGTTTAGGTAGTGATGATTTTATGTCTGTCGGACTTAGCTAACTGGCTGTGATGCCTGTTTGTAGCCCCGCAAATGCGGGGCTTTTTATATTTGGAGACGATAATGAAAAAAACAGAAAATAAACCGGTTGCAATTGGTGCCGCTGTTGTTCCGTTTAAGTTTGAGTTGTCTCAACTGGTGGAGATGCGCATCAGTGATGAATGGGGTGAGGTTAAAGCCCGCGCGCAGTATGCGGATGGCGAAAACCAGTACTTGATCCACTACAAGGCTGCTGATGGTCGCGCCACAACGGCGTGGTTTGGTGAGTCAATGCTGGAAGCAACAGAAGATGATCGCCATCCGGGCTGTCCGGTATTTGCCGGTATGAAATTACCGGAAGGCGCAGTTGAACTGCAGCCGGGTGAGGTGTTCGTAATGTCAGAAGTCATTGATGGCAAACCGCAGTATTCACGTATTGAAACTAACGGCAAGGACGTTTGTCTGGTTCGCAAGTAACTTGCATTACAGCAGCCCTTCAGTGAAGGGCTGCGATAATGTGAGAAATAAAAAACCGGTCACAGGGAGCAGCTACACAGAACCGGCCGGCGAAGACCGCCAATACCACCCATGCTTCAGTAAAACATGCATATGACATTAGCTGGTATTGATGTAAATGCAATGTTACGCATCGACAAAAATAAAAAACCGGCAGGGGAAATCCATGGAAGATTTGCCGGTGGCAAAAGTTGCCAATGCTTTTATAACCGTAGTCGCAGAGTTGCGGAGTGCAACTACGAATGCTGCAGGTATATGGCTGAATGGCGTTTCAATGATGTACGTCATCTTATCTGTAAATGTTAATGATAAACGCTCCCATTTGTGCGGGTCCTTTCCGGGAGTTGAAACACCGGGGGTCATGGGACGCGCAAAAACGCGCTATTTATGAAAATTTTTCGAGTTCCACTTCCGGTTTTTTAATTATCTAACCAATTGATTAGATTGTTTTTAGTTATCAAGAAAACCGGAAGTCCGACCAGTTTGTGGGAAAATAGCGGCAAAAACGGAGTTGAGTGTAAAGTGAACAGCTAAAGAGGGTGTATGGCAACGCAGGCGGAGGTAGCCGAGCATCTTGGTATAACTGAACGCTGGTTGCGGGATCTTCAGAAGCACCCGGGAGCGCCAAAAAATCGAAAGCGTGGTGAATACGATATTGATGCCTGGCGATATTTTTATATTTCATACCTTAAACGCAAAGGAAGAAGCGATACTGATGACGATGGAAATAGCGATTACGAAGAAAAATTACTTATCGCCAGATGGAAATTGACTGAAGAACAGGCAATAGCACAGCAATTAAAAAATCAGGTAACCGAAGGCAAGCTCATTGATTCTGGGTTCTGCGTTTTCGCTCTCAGCAAACTGGCGATGGCATTGTCCAGTACGCTTGATTCCATTCCTTTATCCATGCAGCGACAGTTCCCGGATTTAACCCCGCGTCATATCGATTATCTGAAAACCCTTATCGCAAAAGGCGCGAATCAGTGTGCGCGGACAGGGGATAAATTGCCGGAGTTACTCGATGAATATATCCGAACTACAGCTGAATAATATGATGGCTGCTGTTTCAGTTGCGCTGCAGCCTCTGGTCAGGGTTGTACCGATGACGGCAGTTGAATGGGCTGATCAAAATTATTATCTGCCTAAAGAATCGTCATACGGTGATGGGGAATGGAAAACACTGCCGTTCCAGGTCGCCATTATGAACAGCATGGGGCACGACAGGATCCGCACTGTTAATCTGATTAAATCGGCGCGTGTGGGTTACACCAAAATGCTGCTGGGCGTGGTCGGGTATTTTATTGAGCATAAATCCCGTAACAGCCTGCTCTTCCAGCCGACAGATTCCGCAGCTGAAGATTTTATGAAAGCGCATGTGGAAGCAACGCTCCGGGATGTCCCCAGCCTTAAAGCGTTATCGCCATGGCTGGGCAGAAAACATCGTGACAACACACTCACCCTGAAGCGTTTTTCCTCCGGCGTGGGGTTCTGGTGCCTGGGGGGTGCCGCTGCTAAAAACTACCGTGAAAAATCTGTGGATGTGGTCTGCTATGACGAACTCTCCTCGTTTGAACCGGATGTGGAAAAAGAAGGCTCGCCGACGCTGCTTGGCGATAAACGTATCGAAGGCTCGGTATGGCCTAAATCCATACGCGGCTCAACGCCAAAAATTAAAGGCTCCTGCCAGATTGAGAAAGCCGCGAATGAATCTGCGCATTTCATGCGGTTTTATGTCCCTTGCCCTCATTGCGGGGAGACCCAGTATCTGAAGTTTGGCGATGATGCGACGCCGTTTGGCCTGAAATGGGAGAAGGGTAAACCCGAAACGGTGTATTACCTGTGTGAACATAATGGCTGTGTGATCCGCCAGTCGGAACTTGACCAGACCGACGGATGCTGGATTTGTGACAATACCGGGATGTGGACGCGTGACGGCCTGACATTTTACAGTGCCGGTGATGAGGAAATCCCGCCACCGCGCTCAATTTCGTACCACATCTGGACGGCATACAGCCCGTTCACCACCTGGGTACAGATTGTTTATGACTGGCTCGATGCACTGAAGGATCCGAATGGCGTCAAGACGTTCATTAACACCACGCTCGGGGAGCCCTATGAAGAGGCCGTGGCAGAAAAACTGAGCTTTGAGTTGTTGCTGGAAAAAGTCTGCCACTATGGCGCGCAGGTTCCCCTGCGGGTGGTTTACCTGACCGCAGGGATAGACTCCCAGAAAGATCGCTATGAAATTTATGTCTGGGGCTGGGCTCCCGGCGAAGAAGCCTTTCTGATTGACAAGCAAATTATCATGGGGCGACCGGAGGACGAGGACACCCTTAAACGTGTTGATGCGGTGATCCGGAAAAAATACCGCCATGCTGACGGTACTGAAATTTCCATTTCCCGCGTCTGCTGGGATACCGGTGGTATCGACCAGGACATTGTGTATCAGCGATCCAGAAAACACGGCACTTTTTTTGTGCTTCCCATAAAAGGGGCATCGGTGTATGGCAAGCCGGTGATCACCATGCCCAAAAAGCGCAACCAGCGTGGTGTGTTTTTGTGTGAGGTGGGCTCCGATACCGTCAAGGAAATGCTGTACGCCCGTTTTGCCCTGCCGGTGGTTTCTGCCAGTGAAGCAGCTCCGTATACCTTCCGTTTTCCGGATAACCCGGACATTTTTTCGGAAGAAGAGGCGCGTCAAATCGTAGCGGAAGAACTGGTGGAAAAGGTGGTTAACGGCAGGGTGAAACTGCTGTGGGATAAAAAAGGGCGACGCAACGAAGCCCTCGACTGCCTGGTATATGCTTATGCCGCCCTGCGCGTTTCGGTACAGCGGTGGCAACTGGACCTTGAAGCACTGGCGATGGCACGAAAAGATGAGCAGGATGAGGATGATATGAGCATGGAAGAGATCGCGGCTGCACTGAGTGGAGGATAAAGGATGGTTTATACGCATGAAATGCTTTGCGAGGCGCGTCGGGCATTACATGAACTGATGATCGGGCGTGCTGTGGTTTCTGTCGGCAGGAACGGACGGCAGGTTCAGTATTCGCGTCCGACGATTGGTGAACTACGGCAATACATTGAAGAGCTGGAGAGTGCGCTGGGCGTGTCCGGACGGCGTCGCGGTCCGGTGGGAGTGAGACTGTGAATGTGGAGTTGATAGATGTTCACGGACAGCCCCTGCGACAGAGTATGGGATATTCCGGTGGCGGCTCCGGATTTGGTGGGCAGCTTGCGGAATGGTTGCCTGCGCCGGAAAGTGCCGATGTGGCGCTCTTACCTTCCATTCAGCTGGGTAATGCCCGTGCGGATGATCTGGTCCGTAATAATGGCATTGCCGCGAATGCTGTGGAAATTCATAAGGATCATATCGTCGGGCATATGTTTCGTCTGAGTTATCGCCCCAACTGGCGCTGGCTTGGAATGTCGGAAGCGGATTCTCACGCCTTTATTGAAGATGTTGAGGCAGCGTGGATGGAATACTGCGATCCGGTGTTTGGTACGATGGATGTGGAAGGGCGTCGTTCGTTTACCGAATTCATTCGTGAAGGGGTGGGGGTCCATACGTTTAACGGTGAAATTTTTGTCCAGCCCGTATGGGATGCGGAATCCACGTCATTATTCCGGACGAAATTCAAAACCATCAGCCCGAAGCGTGTCAGTACACCCGGTTATGGTACCGGCGATCGTTTTATGCGTGCCGGGGTGGAAATAAACCGACACGGAAAAGCGCTGGCCTACCATGTTCAGGATGATGACTGGCCCGGCTACGGTGTCAGTAAATGGACACGAATTACGGCAACACTGCCTTCCGGACGACCTGGAATGATCCATGTGTTTCAGCCACAGGAAGACGGGCAGACCCGCGGGGCCAACCAGTTTTATTCTGTAATGGAGCGTCTCAAGATGCTCGACACACTGCAGGCCACGCAACTGCAGTCGGCGGTGGTTCGCGCCATGTATGCCGCCACGATTGAATCCACACTGGATTCGGAAAAAGCGTTTGAATATATCGCCGGGGTGGGAGATGGAGGTAAAAATCCCCTGAACACCATCATGAAAGGCTACGCGCGTTATTACGCCACCAATACGGTAAAACTGGGCGGGGTCCGTATTCCGCATCTTTACCCGGGAGATTCACTGAATCTGCAGACAGCCCAGAATGCGGATAATGGTTTTTCTGAACTGGAAAAGGCGCTGTTACGTTACATTGCTGCCGGACTGGGTGTGTCGTATGAGCAGCTTTCCCGGGATTATTCACAGGTCAGTTATTCCAGTGCCAGGGCATCCGCCAATGAGTCGTGGCGGTATTTTATGGGAAAACGAAAATTTGTGGCCAGTCGCCTGGCGTCACAGATGTTTGCCTGCTGGCTGGAGGAAGCCCTTATTCGTGGTGTGATCCGTCCGCCGAAATCCCGTTTCTCATTCTGGGAGGCTCGTTCCGGGTGGTGCCGTGCCGAGTGGATTGGTGCCGGTCGTATGGCGATTGATGGCCTTAAGGAAGTGCAGGAAGCGGTGATGCGCATTGAAGGCGGCCTGAGTACATACGAGAAAGAGCTGGCCCTGATGGGGGATGACTATCAGGAGATTTTCCGCCAGCAGCTACGGGAAACTCAGGAGCGACAGGCTGCCGGTCTTCCGCGTCCGGTCTGGATAAAGGACGCGTTTCAACAGCAGATCCGACAGACAACGGGAGAAAAAGGCGATGCGCTGTAATTTATCACATATTGCCGCGATGGCATTTAATGAGCCGCTTTTACTGGAACCCGCCTATGCGCGGGTTTTCTTTTGCGCACTGGGTAAGGAGATGGGGGCGGGCAGCCTTGCCGTTCCGCAGCAGGCCGTTCAGCTTGATGCCGATGGTATGCAGCTGGCGGTTACCGATTATATGACTGGTGGTCCGCGTCCGGTAAAGAGTTACCAGGTGAAAAATGGTATTGCCATTCTGCCGGTGAGCGGCACGCTGGTACATAAAATGGGTACCCTGCGGCCATATTCCGGTATGACCGGTTATGACGGTCTGACTGCCCGTCTTAAGTCAGCGGTGAACGACCCGGATGTACGCGGCATTTTACTGGATATCGACAGTCCGGGTGGTCAGGCTGCCGGGGCGTTTGACTGTGCTGACATGATTTACCGTCTGCGGGAACAGAAGCCCGTGTGGGCGCTGTGTAATGACATGGCCTGTTCAGCCGCCATGTTGCTGGCGGCGGCCTGTACGCGTCGGCTGGTCACGCAGACGGCAAAAATTGGTTCGATTGGTGTGATGATGGCGCACACCAGTTACGAGAAACAACTGGCACAGGAAGGCGTGGATATCACGCTGATTTACTCCGGGCAGCACAAGGTTGACGGCAACAGTATTCAGGCGTTGCCGACAGGTGTGCGTGCGGATTTTCAGCGCCGTATTGATGAGGCCCGCCGGATGTTTGTCGACAAGGTGGCGCTTTATACGGGGCTGAGTTCAGAGGCGGTGATGAATACCGAGGCTGCCGTTTATGACGGTCAGGCAGGCATTGATACAGGCCTGGCTGATCAACTGATTAATGCTGCAGATGCCGTTGATGTAATGGTTTCTGCTCTGAACGACTCTGTTACACAGGAGAATACGATGACAACAAAAAATCTCACCGTTGCTGAAGCGGTGTCCCGGGAAAATCAGCGCGTGATGGGGATCCTGAATTGTCAGGAGGCGAAAGGACGCGAAAAACTGGCGCAGATGCTGGCAGGTCAGCAGGGAATGTCAGTTGAGCAGGCAAAAACATTACTGGCGGCAGCACCGGTTGCCGGTACTGACAGCACAGGCGATCAGATTGTGGCACTTCCGGAAGCAAAAGGGCGTGAACAACTGGCACGGACGCTGGCTGAACAGCCGGGAATGACGGTGGAGCAGGCGAAAACGTTACTGGCAGCGGCACCGGTTGCCGGTGCGGCAAGTACCGGCGAGCAGATTATGGCACTTCCGGAAGCAAAAGGGCGTGAACAACTGGCACGGACGCTGGCTGAACAGCCGGGAATGACGGTGGAACAGGCGAAAATGTTACTGGCAGCGGCACCGGTAACCGGTGCGGCAAGTACCGGCGAGCAGATTATGGCACTTCCGGAAGCAAAAGGACGCGAAAAACTGGCACAGGCGCTGGCCGAACAGCCGGGAATGACAGTGGAGCAGGCGAAAACACTGCTGGCAGCTGCGCCATCAGTATCGCAACCGTCACAGGTAACACTTTTTGAGCGCTTCATGGCACAGCATGCCGCCAGTGCCGTTTCCGGTGGCGGAACTGCCGGGAACGGGGAAGAAGAACTGCTGATGAGTATGCCGTAAGCGGGGATCCGTGATTCAGATAAATCAGGAGACTGAGAAAATGATTAAAACCACCACAGAAAAGCGCGCGGACGGGCGCATTTTTGCCGGAAGCGATCCGGTGTATACCGCAACAGGTACCAGTGGTATCAGTGTTGCCACGCCTTCACTGACGCCACTGATGCTGGATAACGCCAGCGGAAAACTGGTGGCATGGGATGGTCAGAAAGCCGGAACGGCTGTGGGGGTGCTGGCACTGGCGCTGGCCGGGACCGAGCCCGTACTGACGTACTACAAAAGCGGTACGTTTGCCACCGAATCGCTGGTCTGGCCGGATTCGGTGGATGCGGTGAAAAAAGCCAACGCGTTTGTGGGAAGTGCCATCAGCCACGCCTGATGGTGAAGTGATTAACTGAAAAAAACGGGTCGTGATGCGGCCCGTTTGTGTTTTTAAAGGAAAGTCAATTATGGGGTTATTTACCACGCGTCAGTTGCTCGGCTACACCGAGCAGAAAGTGAAATTCCGTGCGCTGTTTCTGGAGCTGTTTTTTCGTCGTACGGTCACTTTCCATACTCAGGAAGTGATGCTGGATAAAATCACCGGAAAAACACCGGTTGCGGCATATGTGTCTCCGGTTGTGTCAGGTAAGGTACTGCGCAGTCGTGGTGGTGAAACCCGCGTGTTACGCCCCGGCTATGTTAAACCAAAACACCGGCTGGATTATCAGCAGGCGGTGGAGCGTCTTCCGGGGGAAGATCCGGCCCGTCTTAATGACCCGGCCTACCGTCGCCTGCGTATTCTGACTGACAACCTGAAACAGGAAGAGCAAGCGATTGTGCAGGTGGAAGAAATACAGGCGGTCAGCGCTGTTCTGCAGGGTAAGTACACCATGAGCGGTGAACAGTTTGAGACGGTGGAAGTGGATTTTGGACGTTCTGCCGCCAATAACATTACGCAGGCAGGGGGACGCGAATGGTCAAAACAGAATGCTGACACCTTTGATCCGACGCATGATCTGGATGCGTACTGCGATTTTGCTTCCGGTACCATCAATATTGCGATTATGGACGGTACTGTCTGGCGTATGCTGAACGGTTTTAAGCTGTTTCGTGAAAAACTGGATACCCGCCGTGGCTCAAAATCTGAACTGGAAACCGCGCTGAAAGATCTGGGGTCCGTGGTTTCTTTTAAAGGTTATTACGGTGATCTGGCCATCATGGTGGCGAAAACAACGTATGTTGATGAAAACGGGGATGAGCAGCGTTATCTGCCGGAAGGCACACTGATTCTTGGAAACACTCAGGTGGAGGGTGTCCGTTGTTATGGCGCAATCCAGGATAACCAGGCGCTGAGTGAAGGGATCACCTCTGCAATTCGTTATCCGAAACACTGGTTAGAGGTGGGGGACCCGGGGTGCGAATATACCATGACGCAGTCTGCGCCGTTGATGGTGTTGCCGGATCCGGACGCGTTTGTGGTGGTTCAGGTGAAATAAGGTCAGGCGGGATATTCCCGCCTTTTTCTTTATCGCACAGGAGAGATGTGATGACAAAAGAAGAAATAACAGCGCGTCTTCAGGAGCTGGCGGCAGTACTCGGGCGCGATGCCGATATTTCAGGCTCTAAAGCTGATCTTGAACAACGTCTGGCGGAGTGGGAAGAGGAGGCCGCCGGATTCGATGGGGAAGGGACAGAACAGGATGATGTGCATGATGAACAGCGTGATGCATCCGGAGGGGATGCCAGTAATGAGATGTATTCTGAGCGGGGACTCGTTCGGGTGCGCATGCTGAAAACGGCACATATGCCGTCCCGTGATGCGGTGACGGGCAAAATGTTGATGTTCGCCCTGGCCTCCAGTGTTGTGCTGGTTAATGAAGCCACAGTTCCTGCGTTGCTGGCGGACGGTCTGGCAGAAAAAATCCGGGAGTGATGATGTCCGATAATCTGTTCGATCAGGCCATGAGTGATGCGGATGACATCATCCTGGATACGATGGGGACGGAAATCAGCATATATCCGGGCGGCACGGAAAGAAAAATCCGTGCTGTTTTTGATGCCCCGGCAGATAACACCGGGATGAACACTGGCAGCGGCGAAATTCGTGATACTGCACCGGTGTTATTTACCCGGAGCGCATGGGTTGCCGGACTGAAAAAATATGACAGGGTCATGATCCACGGCGAACCCTACCAGGTGGTCGATCCTGGCTGGGATGAGTCAGGCACTGCGGGTCATGGTGTGATTACCATTACTCTTGCGCGGGGAGAACCCGGAAGAAGTACACCCGCCGCCCCTGTCCGACCGAGTAAACGTTATGACAGTCAGAGAGCATGAACGAAGCACTGTCCGGCAGCGACGGCTGGCACGAAACCTCGTCGTCGATATTGACGAGGATGATGTGCTGAAAATTATCGCTAAACTGGGTGGTTCAAAAAGCCAGATCCGTAAAGCCTGGGGCGTGGCGCTGAAAAGAGCCGCGTCCGCACTGCGGATGAAGGCCATGGCAGAGTTTAAAAAACAGGTTGCGCCACGCAGCCAGAAAATGATCAAAAAACGTGTCCTGAATGCTTTTATCATTCGTCGAAATGGCGATGAGTTTGATGAGGTAAAGGTGTGGTTCGGCCTGAACGCCATCAAAGTGCGTGATCTGCGCGGACGCATCAGTGGGGGGCGACGCGGTGAACGCCATCAGCTGCGTGATGAACGGGGGCGTTTTGCACCGGCTTCCCGTCGCAGGAAAGCGCCGGAGATACGTTTTAAGCCCGCCGGGGAGGCAATACCGGTCACCACCTGGTCAGGTGACGAGGCTTTTGTTAATGAGTTTGAGTCTGAAAACCGGCGCGGACGCATTTCACGACGTAAGACGGTACTGGTCCGGCAGGCATCCGGACGACGAAGGGTGCGCGAAGTGGAAATTGATATTTATGAAGCCATGCTGAACCGTATAGAGGATTTTGTTTTCCCTGATGCGGAAGCACTGATCCTGAAAAATTTTGAGCATGAACTGAAATTCCGGGTATTTAAGGGGATGGAATGATGGAACCATTGATGATGGGAACCTGGCATCAGGCAGTGATTGACAGTCTGAAACAAATTCCCTGGGTGGAAGATGCCGATGAGTACCCGGAAAAAGTGACGCAACTGGTGACGCCTGCCGTGTTTGTGGATGTACCCGGCTGGGACAAGGCTCAGTTTGCCGACGGGCAGACACGGGTCACGCTGAAATGCGATCTGTTTGTGGTGACTGATCGGGCCGGAAAGACGGAAAACGTGCCAAAACCGCAGATATTTGCCCGCTGTCTGGCAATGGATTTATCTGACTGGATTGATGGAGCCACGTTCGGGCTGGATAACGTTGATCCGGCGGTTTTTATTGATGCTGAGGTGGATACCTTCGACCGACTGCTGGACGACTACATCGTTTTCCGTGTCTCTTTTGAACAGGACATTCCGGTCGGCGAAGATCCGTTTGCGGCTCCGGCAGGTGTGCCGTTACAGGAAGTCTGGCTGGGTAAAGTACCGGAAACCGGTAAAAAGCATGTGCATGATTATCGTCTTATCTGGAAAGCGGAGGGCACCGGCGATGAGTCTGGCGGATGAAGTGGCAGAGTTACGCCGCAGGGTGGCGGACATGATCCGTCGCGGCGTGGTGGAAGAGGTGATCCCGGGTAACCCGGTGATGGTTCGGGTGGATATCGGAGATGTGCTTTCGCCGCCGTTGCCCTGGATTCAGATGCAGTCCGGGCGTTACATGCAGGTCAGTAATTACCCGGCACAAGGAGATGCGGTCACGGTGATATCGGAGGCGGGCGATCTGCGTAACGGTCGTGTGTATCCGGGGGCGAATATTGACGCCATTCCTGTACCGGCGGGCAGTGAACACGAGCATGTTATTTTGTTTGATACCGGAACGGAAATCCGTTACGACCGTAAAGCCAATGCCCTGTCCATCACGCTGGCTGAAGGCGGCAGCTATAAAATCACCGGCAGGGGAACGCTGGACGGTCCGGTGGAAATCACGGATACCCTGACTGTGCAGGGAGAAACGAAGATTAATGCCGATACGCAGGTTCTGGGCAATATCGGTGCCTCACAGGAGATCACCGATAAAACCGGCAGCATGAGTAAAATTCGCGAAATTTATAATATTCATGATCACCCTGGCGACAGCGGGGGAACCACCCGTAAACCTAACCAGGAAATGTGAACGCCGCACCGGCGTTTTTTTTCGGAAAAATTTCATGATTGGTATTGATTCCGCCACCGGCAGATATCTGCACGGTAACGAACATCTGCGTCAGTCCGTCACCGATATTTTGTCAACACCAGTCGGCAGCCGGGTACTTCTCAGGGAATACGGCAGCAGGCTGTTCAGTCTGCTTGATAACCCGCAGGATGATTTCACACGGGTGAGGATTGTCCGTGAGACGGTTACCGCTCTTGAACGCTGGGAACCGAGACTGACGATCCGCCGTGTGGAGGTGAGCTTCGGCGGTGAGGGAAATGTCATGTTGACGCTTTTGGGCGTGAATAACGAAACACAGGAAACAATTCGTCTGGAGGAAATCAGAATTGACAACGTCTCAGGCCATTATTGATTTGTCCGCGATACCTGTACCGGATGCGGTGGAGGTGCCGGACACCGCTGTGCTGGTCACTCAGATAGTGGCGAAATATCAGGAACTGGACACGTTGTTTTCGGCCCTGGTGGAATCAGATCCGGCGTATAAATGGGCGGAGGCGCTTGCTTTTCGGGTGGCGCTGATGCGCCAGCAGGTCAATGATGCAGTCCGGGCTGTACTGCTTGCCAGTGCCCGCAGGAACGATCTGGATCAGATTGGTGCGAATTTTCAGGTGCAACGTCTGGTGATTACTCCGGCAGATGACAGCACTATCCCGCCCACACCGGCGGTGTATGAAGGGGATGATGCCTTTCGTGAGCGTATTCAGTTGTCGTGGGCGCGACTCAGTACAGCCGGTGCGAAAAATGCTTACCATTATTTTGCACAGAGTGCTGATCCTGATGTGCTGGATGTGAAAGCCTACGGGCCGGAAACGCATTCACAGGAAGGGCGTGTTTTTCTTTATGTGTTATCGCGAACCGGAAACGGTACGGCATCGCAACCCCTGCTGGATAAGGTGGCAGCGTCAGTCAATGATGATGAAATTCGACCTCTGACGGATTTTGTCAGTGTCCGTGCGGCAGAAATTATTCCCTACGATGTGGTTGCAGATATTCATATTCCCTACGGGCTGGATGGTGAACTGGTGATGAAAAATGCCCGTCAGGCGCTGCAGACATACACTGACAGTGTTCACCGGATTGGTTCTGTGGCGTCCTGCTCCGGTATGGACGGAGCCCTGCATCAGACGGGGGTGATTACGGTGGCACTGAAATCGCCGGCCAGTGATATTGTTCCGGCGATGGGACAGGCTCCATGGTGTCGCTCAGTCACACTGAACAAGGTGGAGGCAACCGATGAATGACATCATCAGAAGCATACTTCCTGTCAGCGCCAGCCGGGCAGAGCGGGTGGTGGACAGTACCGCCGGTGATATGCTGGCGGAAATCGCGGTCTGTCTGATCCGCTATGTAAAAAATCCCGATTTATGTCCGACGGAATTGCTGCCATGGCTGGCCTGGGAAATGTCGGTGGACACCTGGAATGAACACTGGACGGAGGCGGAAAAAAGAGCGGCGATAAAACGTGCCGCTTATATCCATCGTCACCGGGGAACAAAAGCCGCCCTGAACGAATCACTGACAGACAGCCCGTTCCGGTCACAGATTGTGGAGTGGTATGAGCAGACGCCACCAGGTGAACCCTATACCTTCCGGTTGAATGTGGAGCAGAAGGATTTACCGGTACAGATGAATGACTATCAGGATCTGAAGCATGCGGTGCTCCGTGCCAAAAATCTGCGCAGCTGGTTCAGTGTTCATCTTTACGGAAACAGCAGGGGGCGTATTTTTGGTTACGGTTATGTGATGGCAACAGAAAAAGTCAGTGGTATCAGTGCTGATGATACCCGGGGTATCCGGGATGAGTGGGTGGAGTGAGTTGTGGGTATGCATGGACTAGTTTTGACAACAGCCGGGGCAGCCGAAATTGAAGCTGCATATCATGCCGGTGAGGTGGTGACCATCAGTCAGGTGATGATTGGTGACGGGGGCGGGAAAACACTGCCCTCAACGCCGGATGAGATGGCGGCGATGGTCATGTTGTGTGGTGAGTTTGGTCGGGAGCCCTTTTCAGGTGGTGTGGTGGACGAAGGTTTTATCAGCGGGGATATTGTCATTGACTGTCAGTCATACCCGGGAAAGACCCTGCGCGAGCTGGGGATGGTGAGTCGCCGTGGCACGCTGATTGCGTATGGTCGTTATCCGGATACGTATTTACCGGCACAGACGGATTCCGTTATCAAGGAGGTGATACTGACACTGGTTCTTGCTCTTACACATACACAGAGTGTGACGCTGGAGGTGGATCCTCACAGGGCGATTATCACGCAGGAGGCCGGAGATAAACGCTATCTGCGCATCGGCGAGAATCTTGCCGATGTGGAAGATAAAGATGAAGCGGTTGATAACCTCGGATTAAAACCTACGGTGGATAAAGCGAAAAATGCCGTTCAGCGTGATGGTGACACCATGACCGGGGAGCTGAAAATTGGCACGGTGAATGCGCTGCGAATTTTCGACGATGCTTTTGGCCTGATTTTTCGTCGTTCGGAAGAATATCTTCATTTTATCCCGACGTCTGAAGGACGGGGCGAAAACGGTGATATCGGCCCATTAAGGCCATTTGCTATAAATCTGAGAACAGGCGCTATATCAGTCAGCCACGGTGCAAAAATTGATGGTGGGCTGGCGCTTGGTACGAATAACGCATTGGGT